CCAACTTGGTACCAGTGTTAGCGAGGCAAACCAGTTTTTAACGCCTTGCCATTTCTGCATCAGGCCGTCGATCAGTTCGCCGCCAAGGTTCCAGTTGGGTTCCAGTGTTAGTGAGGCAAACCAATCAGCCAGCACCTGCCAACCATCAGCTAAGCCTCCCATTAATGCGTCGATCAGCTCAAAGGCCACATAAAATGGTGCAAATACAACTTTCATCCATGTGTTGTTTTCAAACGCCGCGCGAATGCTTGCCCAACCTGCGCCGATCATTCCGAAGAATCCCGAAACGGCACCCCACACAAAATCAACAAAGCCAGATAGCAAACCGCTAACCATACCTTTCAAGTTTGTAAACGCACTCATGACACCTTCAATTGCCGCCCACGCGCCCAGCACAATCAGGCCAAACCAATCGATATTTGTAATCCAGTTTTTAAATTCGCTAATCGCTGACGGAATACCTTTAAAGAAGCTCACGACACCATCTAGCAAGTTGCTAAAACCATCCGCAATGAACGTGAAAAATGCTTTGGTGGCTGCGGTAATGTCATCCCAGTAAACAATCAAACCAACGATGGCCGCCGCCAATGCCCAAACACCGATCACAATCCAAGTCAGCGGATTGGCCAGCAATGCAGCAGTAAATGACCAGATAGCAGGAAGTGTTGTTAAGACGGATGTTTTTAAGATGCCAAAGAAGGCCGCGACCGCGGGACCATAGAGCACGAATGCGAGCATTGCGGTGCGCATTGCCCACAGCGCTGCGGTTTTTGCCCAGATCGCAGCTGTGACTATAATTGTTCGCGCCTGCCACAGCTTAGTAACTACCATCATGCCGACCATGGAATAGCGAGCCAGACCGATGGCCAACGATAACGCACCGCCCACGGCGATTAGGCCGATCAACGCAGCACCCGCCAAGGCAATCCATTTTGTCAGTTCTGGATATTCGTTTGTCCAGGCAACCATCATGCTAGTGACGCCCACCAAATAGGCTATAAATGGCTCAATCGCTGGCAAGGCTTTTTGTGTGACAGCGATAAATACCGCCTGAATCCCTGACGCGATTTGCGCCCATGGATCTTTCATCTTATTCGCCATATCCGTGGCTTTTTGCATGCCCGTTTGTTCGCCTAGTTTGGCAATATCGCCATTCAACTTGCCGATGTTTTGGGACATTAATTGAATGAAGCCGACCGCTTCACCATCGAACGCACCAGACAAGAATTCTTGCGCTTCCAAGGCGTTCATGCCTTTCATTTGGCCTTGGATCATTTGCAGGATGTCGACAACTGGTAGTAAGTTGCCGCTTGAGTCGTTGAAGTTGAGACCTAGATCACTTTGGGCACCGGCTAGACCTTCTAGGAAAGCGCCGTATTTAGTACCCGCCTCTGAACCGCTCATAGTCGCTTGCAGCGAGCCAAGCACGGCCATCTGCTCTTGTAGACTAACGCCCATTGTTTGCGCACCAGCACCCAATGACTCAAATGCACTCGCCATTTCTGGACCAGTGGTTTTGAACATTTGCACCGCTGCAGCCGTTTTTCCCGCGAGCTGCTCTACCCACTCGCCTTTGCCCATTTGGTCGGCTTGCTTTTGGAAAATGCCGTACATAGTACCGACATAAGATGTGATATCGCCCACGCTGGCTTTTGTAGCCTTGGCTAACGTACCCGCTGCTGTTGTGAAGCGCGGCAAGTCGTCGCCCGTTAAACCAGCAATAGCGGATTGGATGTCATAGGCTGAGCGCACATAGTTGGACGCGCTATCTCCAAACTCGATAGAGTATTGAAGCCCCGCCTCATTCAGCTTTTTCAGCGTGTCGTCAGCCACATCGAGCGACGACACTTCCCGCAATGCGTTGTTTAAATCGTTCGCGGGATTGACCGTGGCCATGAATGTACCAGCGGCACCGATCAGGGCAGTGACACCCGCCGCCGTGCTTTCAAAAGCCTTGCGTGATTGGCTGGTCACCTGCTGAATTGTGCGCTGAATGCCGCGCATAGGCTTAGTGACCTTGTCCAACAGGCCGATAGTGAGCATGAGTTTTTCAAGTTGCTTCATATCGTTTATCTACCAGCGAATGCTTTTGATATGCCGTTCACTACGGCAGCGGTTTGTAGTTCTAGTTGTCTTTCTTCGAGCCATAGAGCGCGGCCCCATGATTCGGCATCATCCTGCGCATGGGGCAGATGCTTCATGCGCAGCGTGACCAGTTGCTCTATGCTGTTTCGTCGGCAGAAGTCGCGGTGCTCTTCTGCAGCTTTACCACTTCTGGTAACCCCTGCCCCATCTCTTCTGAGATTTCACCGACTAAGTTCATCACCACCAAAGCTTTTGGCTGACGCTCTTCATCTGCGATCACTTCAAGAAGTGATGCGCGTTGCTCTTGCACAACAGTTTTTGTCAGCAGGTTAAAACCCGCTTGCGTTGGCTTACCCGCTGCCATGGTGTCTACAAACTTGTTGTAATCAGCGTTAGCCACTTTGAATGTGAACTCAGATGCGCCGATACCCAAAACGATTACTTTCATGTGTTTTCCCCTGCGATTTCCGCTTGCTGTTTAGCCAACTTTAGGTGCTGACTCTTAAACCAAAAATTCGTTAAAAAGGTTGCTACACCTATGATCAGACCGCCGACAGCTACCCACTCGTTGACGGATAACCCCGTAAAAAAGGTTATGATCGAAAAAATATAGCTAGCCGTTACGTTGGTCTGTTCCATGTGCCCTACTTTTTAATTGCTCCGATGCTCTTTAATCCGACTGCGGCAAATACCACGACGGCCATCAAATCCCCTAAATCCACACCGAGTCCTTTTAGTGCCTGTATCCCTGCATTGGCTGAGTCGATGAAACGAGTGTCACCCGTCCATGCACTGGCCACCGCTGACAGGAACAACAGCACAAAGGGACTGGTGATGATCAGCGTGACGTATTCGTCCTTCCAAGTGCCTGACTCATTGCGCTTGCTGATCGCTTCCCATTCGGCATTGCTTAGCTGGATGTTAAAGTCGCCCGATTGCTTGGCCATTTTTAACTTGGCTTCTGCAGTGTCCTTTGCCGCTTTTCGGGCGGTGTACGCTGAGTAAGCGTCCGATAGTGGCTTGGTTAAACCACTGAAAATTGTGCTGATTGCGGTTAATACGCTCATCAATCAATCCCCCTTGCTTGCACTTCTGCCCACCACGCCTGCACGTCAAAATTCGGGCAGGTTTTGTGGTCATTTAGGTCATGATGACCTAGCACTTCTGCGCCGCTGTATTGTTCCGTGAGCGCAATCACTAACCCTTCTAACGAACGCCACTGGGCATCTGTGAACTGGTCACGACCAATCAAACAGATACCAAGCGAGTCCTTATTGAATGGATCAGCGTGCGCACCTTGCCAGTAATGGGGACGGCCATTCTGCACATCGCCATCCAGCGTGATGACATGGTGGTAACCAATGCCATCCCAGCCGCGTTCAAGGTGCCAACGGTGAATGTCTTCTGCCGTATTAGGGCGTCCGTTTGGAGTATCAGAGCAATGGACTACGATGTATTTGATCATGGCTTACAGTCCTAGCTCGGTGAGTCGGTCTTGATCGATGTACGGCACATCGTCAATTTCGACAAAGCGCGAATCAGTTACCTGGTAAGGAATGGTGTGCTCAAGCTTAGAGCCGCCATCTGCGTTGGCATCCAGTAGACTAGAAATGGTCAATTTGCAGCCAAACGCCGCTACCTTGAATTCCTGATCAACTGTTTTGCCTAAGCTGATAATGTCGAACGGCTCCAAACGCTGGAACGATCCCGCTGATTTAGCTTCTGCCAAGATCAACTTAAAGTTTTCGGTATCCACACGGATTTCACCGCTTGCGGTTGCCGCACCGCCCACGTAGCCATTTGGCACACCATGGGTGCTGGTTGCGGTCATGCCGTCTTCGATGGAAACCGTGAATTGATTAACGTGTACCAAGGCTGTGCCAATGGTCACGTACACATCTGAACCGGAAATGTGCTGCATGATTACTCTCCAGTTAGGTTAAGAGCCACAAACGCTTCAATCGCTTTCGGGCAGTTGTAAGGACGTACCAAAATGCCGATTGATACATTTGTGCGTGTTGTCCATGTGATCGTTACATCACCGGCTTGCGGCGGTTTCACATCACCAGGCATTGGTACACCTGCCAAGATGAATGATTTGGACATATCGATCATCGGACGCATGAAGTAGGTTTCATGCGCGGCGATAGACGGCGCCGTGCTGTTTAGCTGGCGGTTACCAATCTTTTTGATTGCTAGAATGCGCACTTTGCGCTTCACGCTGTTCACTACGCGCAGGTTTTCAATCACTGCAAAGTCACTGCCTTCTGCTGCCAGCGTCATACCGTCACTGCAGTAGATACCGTCATAGTCCGCGTAGATTTGTGGCACTGAGCCGCGCGCGTCGTTTAGCGCTTTGGCGTGTGACATGTTGAATTGCACACCGTCTGCATCTTCTGGCAGCGATACGAAACCAACAATAGATCCCGAAGCGGTTCTCATTGGCGTATCTGCGATGGATTGCGATTCGTGACATAGACGACCTGCAAGTACGCCCATCCAGCCGTCCCACACATCTGGCACCAGCATGACACCATCTGAAGCAATGCCGTCTTGCATGGCATCAAAGCGCGCAATGAACTGCGACCATGTCTCAGTTTCACCCAACGGCGCACAACGACCCATGATGAAAATGTTACGCGCGTATTCGTTTTCCGCGTCTGCTACCGCGATGATCAGATCATTCACCGACGCTTGATCCGGTAGCGCATCACATACCACCACGCCTTCACAAACGATGTTAATGTCCATGGCATTGTTAAATGCTTCCGACCATGTTTGACCGTCTGCTAATGCAATAGCCACACACGTCCAGTTGGTACCCGCGTTTAAGCTCGCCAAATTGACCATGGTTTTTAATGGACTGTCATCGGCGCCCAACACTTCGTCCAAATCTGTTGTTTGGTCGATGTATTGCACCGTGCCTTTGTTCTTTGTCGCAGTACCGATGAAGATCAGCTGGCGTTCTGGCTCGGTAAAGCCACCGCTACCCGTATCTACCGCTGTTACACTTACCTCGCCTAATGCCATTTATTTACCCGCCTTTCTGTATTCTTGCGTTACTATTCTTGTTGCCAGCTCATTGAGCCATGCACGTTCATTTGGAAAGAACTCCCTTGCTGGAAGCTTTACTCTTACAGACTTACCACTTCCCTTCTCCCCGCGTTTCTCCCTCAAAGCAGCAATAATGATCATCGCTTGGTAAGCCGTTATGTTTTCCATAATCCAGTCTTTTGAAACTGGTTTTGGCACTACCTCTTTTCCGTCTTTTTTAGATGGTCCACGCTTCCCTTTCCGTTCAGGATTGGCCACAAGAAAGCCCAACTTATTCATCAGCTTCGCCTGCCACTCCAAAGCGGCCAACCCTTTCATCTCTTCTAATTTCTGCTTTGATATTTTGCGCTGGCTATTCATAGTGAAAGCCATACCCTCTTGGTTGACCTTCGCAACCCCTGCCATCGGCCCCTTCCAAGTAACCAATGCGCTGTCTTGAGTGATTTTTGTGTAAAAGTTTTTATCCTTACTTAAACCACTCAACATCTTCCCTTTTAAAGTCCGCTTTCGATTTCGCTCCTTGAATTTTTTCCCTGTTACAGAGCTTTGCTTTTTGATGTTCTTTCGTGTCTGAACTCTTACTCCACGAGCAATCTGTCCCATCGCTCGCTTTTTCTCTCTCTCAGTCATCTGGAGCAGCATTAGTGAATACTTGACATCCTCTAATCCTTCCCATTTAGCCGATACACCACTTTTATCCGCCATTTACGACCTGTGCGCTTTCTGCGATGTCGTAGGCTGGGTCCGCTAATCCCCATGTTTTTCCTTTCATGGTGATGTTGCCGCCTTCGGCTTCTGTGATGTACACGTCTTCTTCAAACTGCAGCGTGATTTCGATGTCTGCGGTGTCGTTGTCCAGAAGGTCTACATCAATATCTGGCATTGGGTCGTCTAGTTCGCTGCGGTCGTCGTTGTCACCGAGCCATGTCACCAGTTGGGCGCATAGCTGCTCGATTGGATATTGTCGGTAGACGTACCCCTCAATAGAGAACACCGCTCGATATTGCTGTGTGTACAACAGCACATTGGTGCCATCGTATTTACCGCTCACCTGCAGTTGGATGTTTTCCACCCATTGATCCATCTTGTTGGTTTGGATCATTCCGCTGTCACGTAGAAACGCTGTTAGCTGGCCAAACTTTTTCATATGGTTGATGCCCTAAATCCGTTGGCGTGGTGACGCTTGCCCAGTGCGCCTAGCTTTGCTGCAGCGTCCATCAGTCCTTTGCTGACCTGGTCGATTGCCGCGTGTGCCGCTTCGGTCCAAACGTCTTTGAGTACATCGCCGCGCTCGCCTTGGATCTCTGCCGCCGCTTTGCGGTTGGCGGTCTCGAAATACTTGATCAGGCCAGAACGCGCTTTACCCATGACCGCCGTTTTGTAGGCGTGACTTAGGGTTTCGTTGTGTTCTTCCAGTGTTTCCACTGGGTCAACGCTTTGCAGGATCAACACATAGTCGATCAGCTCTTCGTTGATTTGGTACATGGCTGTTTTCAGCTCCTGCACCAGCGTTACGTCTTTGTATTCACTTGGCAGGCGGTAAATATCAATAAAGTCCTGCACTTCGATATCAGGAAAGAACGCATGGGCATTCACGATGATCTCGGTACTGGTCGTGTTGCCTGTAATGCCGTTTAAACTCATGGTCGTTCTCTCCTATTTGTTAAAACACAGGGCAATCGGCTTATGGTCATTGCCATGACGACTACGCCTCAGCCGTTGCCTGTGTCGCTTGGGGAGCTGGTTAATCTTTAATGCCTAGCTTTTCTTTCATTGCTGAAATTCGCTTTTTCACACCACCACGTTCATTGATCGATATGGTGGTCTCATATTCTTCGAGCGCTTCTTTGTACTGACCTTGTGCTTCCAAGTGCTTACCTAACATGGCATGCAGCTTACTTCGCACCATGATGGGCACTTCCCAGCCTTGCGCTTCCATGGCTTCAACCACTTGCTGCAGGTAAGGCCCAGCGGAGCGTTCCGCCTCTAATTCGGCTTTTGCCCAGTCGAAGATGTTGTCGCAAATGTAGGTGTAAATGTTTGAGCTAAAGCGCGTTGGCATTTTGTGAATGCCTTGCTTTGCCAGGTGCAAACCGACTTTCACCGCGCGTGGAATATCGGCTAGATCAAATAGCCAGATCATGAACCACACAGCGGCAATGTTTGGGTACGCTGCAGCGCTTTCGATGTACTTCATCACGAACGCTTCTAGGCGTTTGACCGCCTCGGCTTTTACCGGTGCACGGTCTGCGATGTCTTCGATAGTGCGTGTTTCTTCAATGCACTTGGCCACGATTCCCTTGGCTACTTCTAGCTCTAGGTTGCCGGTGCCTTCTTCGCTGTCTAGGCGTGCGCGTAGTTCGTTGATGTCGTCATCATGTGAAGTGACACGGTTATCCAGTTCACTAACTTCGTCTTTTAGTTCATCAACTGAGCTATCCAGTTCATCAACTGCACCATCTAAGCCACTTACTTGATCGTTCAACTGATCGACCTTGCCCTGCGTTTCAGTTAGGTCGTGGACCATGTCGTCCACTTGACCTTCCAAACCATCGACTTTGCGGTCTAGGTCTTTGATTTGCTGGTCCGTTGCTTTGGCCAGTTTTTGGCGTAGCTTGGATGGCTTTTTAGCTGGCGCGGCATCCGCTTTGGCTTGCTCCGCATGCTTTTTAGCAGCGGCTTGCTGTTGTTCTGCTTGCTTCTTTTTCGCCGCGAGCTTTGCCGCGCGGCGTTGTTGGATTACGCTCATGTGATGGATTCCCCCGTTGGCTTATTCAAGAACACTCAGCTAGGCCAAGTGTTCTTTGGTAAGCCTTTGATCAATGCTTACTAAGGTGCAACGTATTCCGTCACGTTGGTGGCCGCAGACACTGCGCGGTACTCTTCGACGATGTAGTCTTCGTTGAATGAGTTGAAATCTTCGACCTGGTCCTTCTTAGGGTTGTCGATGATGTTTCGACGCCATGAGTCCTCTTGGCGATAGATCGAAAGGTTTTCATAGAACGTGATCATGATGGCGTTCTCTGGGAAGAACGGTGGCGTTTCCGCAGGTAAGCCGCCGTAGGTATCCAACAAACGACCGCCATCCAAGTGGCGTTTTTCACTCGGCTTATCACCGCCCGCGGTGTAGAACTTGTTCTCAGCTAGGCTGATCAAGTTACTACCAATGAACACACGCAAACGTGGGTCATTACGGAAAATTGGATCAATCGAATCTTTAAGGTCACGCACCGCTGCATCTAAGTTGGCATAGTCACCGCCAGTACCGATGGTGATGGCATCGTCATCGATTTGCTCCGGCGCTTCTTCACGGATTTTCTGGAACCAGCCTTTGTTTACGTCTTGACCCATCGGATTTGCAACTGGATCAGTAGTGACGGCAATCGATGTGCCGTACCAACCGATACGTAAACGGTCATTAGCAATCGCCATGCGGCATGCAGACGCATACATTTCAGCGAATTTGCCTTCATTGACGTGCTTCCATTGATCGATGATGCCGTATTTGATTGCTACATCAGCATTGGTTTGACGAAGGTGAAAACCATGCTCATCCAGACCGTGCAAGCTGCGCGCAACACGCTCACCGTTACCGCTGGTGTCAGTACGACCAGCAATCAAGCCCGTGACAAATAGGCCAAGCTTTTTGCCGACCTGCTCTGTCACCATTACGTTGCCATTGATCTTGCCAAGGAACGGCAAGCCATCTTCAACAGCTTTTAGAAATAGCTTTTGTACTGCTGCAGGTGTTACGGCAAATTGTTCACCTTGATTGACGCCTGCTTTTTCGTGCAAACGCCCCATGTATTCATTTAAGCGAGCGCGACCTGTTGCGGATAAATTCATCTAATTTCCCATCCTGTTAAATTCGTGTTTTAGCGGCTCCCCAGACGCTGCGTTTAAAAAATGTCGAAGTCCGTATCTTGGCTTGCACCCTTGCTAGCTGGCGGTGGTGTACCGGCGTCTTTCAGCGCTTCGCTGAAGTCGCTTTGCAACTTGGTGAAGTTTTCTTGAAGCTGGTCGAAGCCTTCTAACTTCGTTTTGTATTCGCCGTTTTCTTTTTGTAGCGTTTCGATTTGGCCTTGTAGCTCTTCGATCTGCTGTGAAAATTCAGCGTTATCAGGCGGCGTTTCTTCATCGCCCTTAGTGCCTGATAGCGCTGCAACTTGCTCACTCAACTGAGTGAATTGCGTTTGCAGTTTTTCTAGGTCTGCTTTGCTCATGTCGTCGTTTTCCTGCTCTGGGGAGTGTTTGCTAAAAAGTCGCTTAAAGAAGCTTGAGCGCTTGATCAGCTCCGCTTCGATTTCTTCATCTGAGAATTGATCGAATTCGATTTCAGTACCGTCTTGATTGGCAAAGATCAGTGATGTTTCACCATTGACTGAAAATGACAGTTGCTCAGTGCCAAGACTGGCTGGCTCGTCGGTGATGGCTAGGTGCATAAGGTAGGCTTTGCCCGTTTTGGCGAAGTCTTCGATCACGCGAATGGAGGTAAAAAGCTTTTGGCCTGCTTTGTTCAGTTTCAGCAACAGCTTGTTGGCTTCCACTTTGGCGAATAGGCATAGACGACCTTTGCCGTCTTTTTCTGCTTTTACAGCCGTTACGCGGCCATAGTTGCCATACCATGACCAATGATCTTGAAAGATGTTAGCGGTGTATTCTGCTGGGTCGTAAGTCTCGGCCATATCCTTTACCCACTGCTCTTTGATCTCGCGACCATCGACAGTTGGGCCAGACGTTGCCACTTTGAACCACTTGGAATTTTTCGCCATTTTTAACACCTGTACCGTTTACCGTTGAATTCGTCATTAGTTGGTTAAACGATATGCGGCTAAGTGGGCGCTCTCAAGCAGGTGAATTGTTTAGAATTGCGATTTTTAAACATTCGCAACTAATTGTAATTATTCGAGTTATTTGCTTTAAGGTGGGTCGTTAAGATGGGCTCATGGCACATTCTCAAGATACGATCGATCATGCACGTTTATTATTCATCCGAGCAAACAAACCCTCGGAGATAGCTGCGCGTCTTAATGTCAGTGAGCGCACTGTATTTAACTGGATCGATAAGTTTGGTTGGAAAGATCAGCTGGCATTCGACACGGCAGAAATTGAAATCGGCCGCCGTATTGCCACACTGACCAACCGGGAAAATAAAACCACTGCAGAAATAAAAGAACTAGAAGCTTTATGTAAAGTTTTTGGGTCGTTAAAGCAGGACTTGGCCAAAGCTGAAAAGGTGATGGCAGAAGCCAAAGCGCTGAAAGAAGGCCGACCCGACGCAGTAGCCGGTGCCGAGAAGCGAGCAAATCGTCGCAGTAACAAAGGCCGCAAGGCGAAGCCTAAAAACGATATCAGTGAGATTGATCTATCCAAGTTTGATACCTGGGCAGATGAAAACCTATTCGAATACCAAAAGCTATGGCGTACCGTTGCACATGATCCCGACCTACGCCGTAACCGCTTCATTCTGAAATCACGCCAGATCGGTGCCACGTATTACTTTGCGTGGGAAGCGTTCGAGGACGCCTGTAAAAACGGTGAAAACCAAGTATTCCTATCTGCGTCCAAGGACCAAGCGCGCATATTTAAGGCGTACATCCAAGCCTTTGCGCGTAATACGTTTGATATTGAGCTGAAAGGCCAAGACTCTATCGAGCTGACCAAAGACGGCAAAACCCACGCCACGCTGTATTTCCTATCGACGAACAGCAGTACGGCACAGGGTTACCACGGCCACCTTTATGTGGATGAAGTGTTTTGGATTCATGGCTATGAGAAGTTGCAAAAACTTGCATCCGGTATGGCCGCGCACAAGAAATGGCGACGCACGTATTTCTCTACACCATCCAGCCTGCAGCACCCAGCGTATGAGCATTGGTCCGGTGAGAAATTCAATAAAGGTCGATCTAAGGCGCAGAAAGTCGAAATCGATCTATCTGATAAAACGCTGAAAAAAGGCTCACTGGGTGGCGACAAAATATGGCGTCATCTGGTCACGGTGGAAGATGCCGAGAAAGCCGGTTGTACGCTGTTCGATATTGCCGAGCTTAAAGCCGAGTACAGCAAGGAAGACTACGCCAACCTGTTTGGCTGTAAATTCATTGACGATAACGATTCGGTATTCCCATTCACCACCCTGCAGAAATGTATGGTGGATGCGTACAGCGCATGGACCGATGTTGATTTTGATAGCACGTCCCCAGTGGGCAACCGCCCTGTGGCGATTGGTTACGATCCTAGCCGTATTAGAGATAACGCGGCGCTGGTTGTTCTGCTGATCCCGCTCCACGCTGGTGAAAAGTGGCGTGTGATCGAAACCCAACAATTCAAAGGTGTTACGTCCACGTATCAAGCCGAGCGCATCAAAGAAGCGTATTCACGCTACAACGTGGCATGGTGTGGCATCGATACCACCGGCATTGGTTATGACACTTATCAGTGCTGTTTGGACTTAGGTCTAAGCCATCTAGTACCGATCATGTATTCAGCCATCGAGAAAACAGACCTCGTTACTCGTGCAAAACGCCTGATCGATGGCGGACGCTTTGAATATGACATGGGCAATAAAGAAGCGACTCAGTCTTTAATGCTGATCAAACAAATTACAACCACTGGCGGCACGCTCACATACGGCGCCGCACGTATCGGCAACGCTGGCCACGCGGATATTGCATGGGCGATTTTCCACGCCATGAAAGCCGAGCTCCAATTCACCAAATCGAAGAAAGCCGAAACGGCACCAGGCAAAACGCGCTTGGCCATTGGCTAAAGGAACCAACATGACTGATAAACCACGCCACCGCTTACCCGCCACCATCGAAGGTGAGTTCAACCGTGCAGAGGAAACCCTACCCGACACAACCCAGCCAGCTAAGGCGCGGGCGTTTAGTTTTGGGGATCCAGAACCGGCGCTAAGTGGCGGTATTACTGACTATTTAGGCATTTTTGCGGACTATAATTCGCTGTATTACATCCCGCCCGTCAGCCTATCGGGCCTATCCAAAGTGCTATCCGCTAATGGTACCCATGCCAGTGCGCTTGGCTTTAAGCGCAACCAGCTTTTGGCCAATTGGAGCGAAAACCCGCTGATCGATCGAAAGGAAATCCGCGCGGCTTTTCAAGATTACTTGGTATTTGAAAATGCTTACTTTTTGGCAATCCGTAACTTTCTGGGCGGCATTAATCGTTATGTGCACGTTCCCGCTATCAATATGCGCGTAGGTACGGATAACAATTACTGGTTGCTGGATAACAAAGGCACGATGACGGAATACGCCGCACAGGACATCATTCATTTGAAAGGCACCGATGTACGCCAAAGCATTTACGGCGTGCCGGATTATTTCGCGGGTGTGCAATCCATTTTGCTAGGTGAAGCGGCCACGCTGTTCCGCCGCCGCTATTACCAAAACGGCGCCCATGCTGGCTATATTTTTGTCACGTTTGATTTGGATGATAGCGAAGCAGCTGACATCGAAGAGGCCATTGCCAACACTAAGGGACCCGGCAATTACCGCAGCATGTATTTGAATATGTCGTCGATGGTTGGTGGTAAACCTGGTATCACGAAAGACCGTATTCAGCTGATCCCCGTTGGCGACTACGGCAATAAAGACGAATACGACAAGATCAAAGAAGTGACCCAACAGGACATTTTGAATTTGCACCGTGTACCGGCGGCGCTGGCATCGATCATGCCAGTGAATGCCGCAGGCCATGGCAACCTGCAGAATGTCCGCGAGGTTTATTACGACTCCGAAGTGCTGCCAATGCAAGCAATCTGGGAAGAGTTAAACGATGTACTGCCACAGCGTGGGCGCATTGAGTTTAAAGAGCCGCGTTGGTTGGTGGATGGGAAACCAACTTAGCCCCTAATACCCCAGAACATCCAATGTAGCTAATCTTTCCGCCATGCTTGCGCCTTTGATCTTTTCAATTAAAGCATTTCCCTCATCTGGAAATGCTTCCACTCCTTCTGAGTCCATTACCTCCAACTCCAACCCCTCAACAAACGAATCATTTACTACCGATCCGCTCAAGCACTCAAGAAGAATGGATTTTTCTGTATCACTCAGCTCAATAGCTAGCGCGTCACGCATTTGGATGAAGCGAGCATAGATTTGATTGATTCGTGGTGACGCTCCGGCAGGCCATCCGCGGTTTGGCCCCCAGATCGTGACACCTCTTTCCATTAGCGTGTTAATGTCTGCGCGAAGCTCTGCGCTTGGTGAAATACTGGGGCTTTTTGGTAGTTCCTTTGGCATTGTATGCTCCTAATGAAAAAAGAGCGCCGCATGGGCGCTCTGGGTAATCGTTAGATGAATTCAACTTGCACGTCTTCGTTGCAATCAAAATCTAGCCAATCATCACAAAACGCTTGAACTAATCCTTGTTTTTGCTCTTCTGTCCAGCTTTCTTCGTCTTCAATGTCGCCTTCCCATTCGCCAAACGACCAGCCGCCCTGGGTTTCAACGAGAGACAAAACAACCGAGCTAGTATCGGAATGAACATCAAAGCCGTAATCAACATCGCCGTCTTCATCTAGGCCAATGTGAATGTCCATCATGTTGCCAGTGTAGTAGCGCTCCATGATGTCTACGATTTGAGTAGCGATTTGTTCTTTGGTTAGAGTAGTTTTGATAGTTTGCATCTTGTTTCTCCTTCACTTCATCCGGCTACCGCCGCTTCAGATCATTAAGTTTTGTGGAAGTGGACTCGGTGTCCACATGATCAAGATTAGATGCTACCTAGCACCTAGTCAACACTTTTTTTGTATTTATTTCACTGAGGCTTTAAAGTAGCGCCGTTATTAACACTGATAAGGAATTTGGGTTAGCGTTAAATTAAGACGTTTAGCATCCGTGACATGTCACAATTTTATTTTTAGTTCTTAGCGCGTATAGTCCTCCTTAACATTAAGGAGGATGCCAAATGAGCGAATCATTACGCCAAGCAATGACTGAAGCAGTCGAATTAAAAACAGGTGAAGCTTTTGAAATCATTTATCATGGAGGAAGCTCACCAGGCAGTAAGCGAACAATAATGCCCCTCAAAGTTGACGGCCATTTAGTTTACGCAAAGTGCTTTGACTCTGACTCAGAGAAAAACTTTCGATTTGATCGCATGGAGTACGCTACTGATAATAGCGCTCCATCATGGAAACCATTCGATACCTCAACCAATTCAAATAGTGCCTCTAAAAAGAAAACTGGTTTCTTCGCATCAATGAAGAAATCTAACCCTGATCCTATGAGTAACAAGGCCATCTTTGGTGTATCGGCTTTATTTGCTCTGGTTGGATTCTTTTTCCTAGGGCCAATTGGCTTCTTAATTATCTACGCGTTTTTTGTCTATGCTGGGCTTTCTCACAACAGAGACGTTAAGAAAAAAGCTCAAGCGAAAGCAGACACTACAAAAACAGTTCATTTTGCCCCTACTTCTTCTACGAATGGCAAGACTGCATCAGTCGATGTAAAAAGCACAGCTGCAACCGACTCTAAAAACACTGTAAAGAATACATCACCAGAATCTGTGCCAACGCCAACGACTAAAACTGAAGCGCACAAGATCATAAACAGCCTCAAAACCAAAGAGGAAATCGAGTCTTTCGTTCAAGCCTGTTATGCCGCACAGGACTCTATTTATGATGACCACCCAACCCTTTCTGAAAAACAAATTGATCGAATATACAGCGTTTTATCTGATGCAATTGATCAAGCAGAATATAAAACATTAAGCTGGCAGTTTGTGCCCGACGTACATTCTGATACCCCACTAGATGTACTTGAAATCGCATTTAAGGAATTCAGCTCTGCTGAGCGATTAGCATTACCTGCTAAATTTAGAACTGAATATGGGAGTGCCTGGCTTGAACTTACCTACGACTCAGAACCAGATTTGAAAGAAGAATTCTTAGACAACCTCATAGAATTCCGAAAAATCGTGGAATCAGACCTTCAAGATGACGCAATGGCAAACGCTATAGACGCCTACCTTTCTGAGCATCCGATTTTTTCAGTTGAATATTTTGGGAAGCTAGATGACAACGCCCTACTTACTCATGGCCAAGAATGGATGGCATCCAAGCTAGCAAAAGAAGGCCTTCCTTCTGCTTGGGAGCTTTATGCCGAAGGCTACACAACAATTGAAAAGTGCCTAGCGATCGAACCAGATGAGTTCATAAAACGCAAAGGCATTGGCCCAAAGAAAAAGCAGCAGCTTATAGAGTTTCAAAACAAACACCGAAAATAAAACAAAGCGCCCGATCAGGGCGCTTTCTCTAACTCCAATTTAACATCCACCGATATCATTTGCGGTGATGATGGTGACTGCACCACAATATCGCCATTGCTATTCACTCCCACCAGCTTTGACATCATTTCCGCCGGCACCAAAAAAGCCTCTACACGCCCATGCTTAACAATAGCCAGTGGGTCAGCGCATTCAACGGCCATGGTGATGGTTTCTTGGTCCACCTGCCCCAGCGTAATACGCTGGGCGGTTTCAATATCGTTGATCAGCATATGAGCCATTTTTACTCCTACAGCGCTAATGCGCGCTTTTTGTGTGTGAGGAAGCATTCCCCACGGCCTTTGAATTTCCCTTCGCAGGTGTTGGGCCATGTCTCGCCGCAGAATTCACACGGCTCGATGTTGGCTTTGATTTCCTGCATGTTCTGGTGTGCACGTCGGATCAGTGTGGCTAGGCATTCGCTGACATCGTACCCACCGTGGAAGTGACGCACTTCATCCAGTTGCTTACGTTCGGTGCTGGATAGCTGCGCCGATACTGTTTTGATATCCATGGCGGCGTACTTTTCCGCTTCGTTTTGACGTTGGCGGCGTTTGCGTAGTGTCGTTTTGCTTACGGCTTGTTCTTGGCTCATACGTTGCCCCTGTCGTCTAGTAGGGTTAATCCGGTCATTTGCTTGAGCTGGGAGATGTTGTCTTCCATCCACATGGGTGGAGTTTGCATGGCGGCAATTTGTTGTTGGTGGTAGCGGACGGTTTGTACTAGGTGTACTACGTTGATCACTGGCACGACAACGGGCTCGTTGATAAAGCCCATGGAACGGATCATGTTATTTAGCAGGCGGTATTTTTCCGCGTCGGCGATGTCGTTGGATACTTGTTGTGTTGGGTGGACTTTGCGTTCTAGTTCGTTGAACGCTTCGATGTAGGCTTCTTTGAATTGGGCGGCACGTTTACCAGTGAACCCCATGGCTAGGAATGTGAAGCCATCGCGGGTCACATGGTAAGCCTTTGTTGGGATAGGTTCACCACCACTTGGATTCTCTCGCATGTAGACCGTCTCCGCAAAATTGCGGAGACGGAATTTCTCTGAGCAATCAAGCGCGGCGATTTTACGCAAAACATCGTCGTGACGCTTACCAAATGTTTCAGCAATATCTTTTGAAGTGGTGACAGCAGTACCGTCCACTAGACGGATTTGTGGTGTGTGATTAGGCATAAAATGCCTCCTGTGTATTGGGTGTTTTAACCGCCACACAAGAGACGCCAATCTCATTAGGGTGGCGGGTCGAACGGATTGGCGTTACCGTACACAGGGACGGCGGGTGCAAGCACCCTCCGAACGACCCACCATAACAGGTGTATTCAGGACGTAAAAAAACACGCATACAAGTAATAGAGGCGTGTCCTAGTCCTCTGTGTTTAAACGGAACGCCAATTCCGGCACTAGATTTTGCTAGTGCAGGCGAAGTATGGCCCCGTGTATGCGTTGTTGTCAAATTCATTTATCATTACCTTTTTTGTGACACGTCACGCCCATTAAATCAGACAAAGGAAAGTCCCATGTCATTAAAGCCTTGCAGAGAGTGCAAACAAGAAGTTTCAAACAAAGCTAAAACCTGTCCACACTGCGGAGTTAAGAACCCCGCTTCCAGTTTTATGCGTAGGCTCCTAAGGCTCCTATTAATAATCTTTGGTATCTTTTTTGTTCTAGGTCTTATCGGTGCCATCGTGGGTGAACCACCAGAAAAAACCACAACCGGAGACTCTACTCCTGCAACAGAAGCCGAAGCTCCCGATCCAGTACAAAAAGCTACGTCCAACAAACCAGCCCAAGTTGAGACCATCAGTTCTACCCAAACCACTCCGAAGGAAGTTCCTTTTTCTGAGCGACCACTCATTAACGCAGAAGAGCGTGATCAGCTGATCATCGATATGAGTAACTTCTACTTTGAAAGCGCCGCTGATTTACTTTCTCATTACTCTTCTTACAAAAACCGAGATCGCTCTGTATTTATCCTCTGGCATAACAATGAATGGCTTCCATCCGTCAAAGCCCAAGAAGAGCATTTCGAGTCAATTATCAGCACTTACCAGATTGGAGTTACCAATCAGGACTTCTTTCCTATTCGAGGAGCCATTGGTAACCTCAGCCATATTTCTTTGCTCTTAATGCAATCCATTCGAGACAACAATCCCGACGCCCTAGAAACTGCCAGAATGCATCTTAGAAATGGCATGACCGGCGTTGGTAAAACCATAGAATCTCTGAAGTTGCAGCAGCACATAACCATCCCTGACGCTATCCAACAGCAAGCGAACAACTAAACCAACTTCATTTGCTTTTCTTTCTGTTCCACCAGTGCGCGGGCCATTTCCAGTACGCCCGCCTGCGGTGGGTTTAGGTAGTGGCTAAAGCCTGCGCGCACGACGAATGTTGCACCGCAGTGCTGGACGTTGGTGCAGCGGCAATACAAGTCTTTGGCGTAGATACCTGGGACGCCTTCGGCTACGTCATTGCTATTGGAAATCACCGCTTTGCTATTGCAATGCGGGCATTCGATGCGAAAAGCCATTTGCCACCTCCGGTAAAACATCTGGGTTTAAGGCGTGGGCGGCAAACGCCCTTAACCTGTCCTCCGGTACCCCGCTGTATTGCGGTTTTACCGGTTTGGGTTTCTCGAAATCACAACGGATTTGCGAGTCCGTACAGTTATTGACACGAGTCCAAGAAGAGCCGGCTTCGCCGCTCTTTAAAAGATCAGACCCTTTGCGTTGCACAGTCCATTCATACAGGCGCGTTGTCACCACATCGATAAGCGTTTGCACACCTTTGATCGACTTGGTGATTTCACCGTATTGGTTTTCTTCGTTTTCAACGTAGTGAGTTTTTAGGGTTTGATTACGGCCAGCGAATGGACCACCCATCAGGTTCATGAATTGCTTCCAGTCAGCACGGTTGGCAGCGTGGTAAATGTCGATACAACTAGCCGGCGCGTTGTCGATCTTTAGGCGGCGCAGTTCACGCCAAACAGTCACAGATACACCACCGACAAATTGAAATTGGCGGATGCGGTGACGACGCGCCCAAGCGGTGATTCGCTCAGCGGCTTCTTTGCCGCTTTTGTTGGTTTCGATATCGCCATCGATGTATTCGCCGTCTACGTTTTTGGCAATGTATTTAGCGATGTAGCCGACTGCTGAGCCTTTGCTTTTGTCGATATCTTCAATGGTGATGCGGTATTCTGCAGCGCCCTTTTCGTCTCGATCTTCACGCATAAAGTATTCTGTAAAGGCACCAACCATGGCATCACGTTGATCAGGATTGATAAACAGCAAAAGGTGCCAGTGTGGCGTGCCGTCATGGTGAGGCTCTACCGCTCTCATTCCATAAAATAAGATGCCATGACGTTTGCAGTAGGAACGGAACTGGGCGAAAGTCTTGACCATATAGGCATTGGCATCACGAACACTTGGACAACCAGCATCTAAGAACTTGCCGTTGTTCTGGCCAGATGAGTGAACAGGGTGATACTTTGACGGGCAGGTTGCTGTTAGAAATACGGCGACATGCCCCATTTCGTCAGATAGCTCTTCGCATCCACGAAGGCGCACCATTAATTCATTACGACGGTTTACAGGATTAGAGACGCCTTTGTCTGATAGCTCAGCCAGTGTAAAGCTTTGATCTAAATCGTTGACGGCTTCCATGCTCTCTAAAAAGGCGCGGTTGTCGTCACGTTGTTTGCGAAACTTATTAAGGGACCAATACGAAACATAAGGCGAGGCTTTGCGATGCACTTCACCACATTCGCGTAGGATGTTTTCTACGACAGTCCACTGCTTCTTTGCAAGACGAATCCACCACTCTGGTGTGATCATGCGCGCGGCCATGCCAACTATGCGCTCTGGATCGTCTTCGCCGTCAAAGACATAGCCCAGTTCGCGCAGCTCAATGCATACGAACTCACGGGCTTTTTCTTCGCCTAGCTCTAGCGAGATTTCCATTAGATCAATCTCAAAGCGGTGGCTTTTGCCTTCTGCCCAGCTTGCTAGCTCTTCTCCGTCTAAGCTGGTGATTAGCTTGTCACAGAAGTGCATGCGCTTAACCACTGAACGCAACCAATCCATTGCCGCCGCTTGGTTCATGCGCTTGGCGATACGATCAGCATTTGCTTTGACGGTTGGACGCATGAAAGAGATTTTCGCCAGCAACTGGTAACGCTCAATATGATTACGCAACCAGCCATTGGTTTTAACGTAGCCCATTGAATTGTCCAGCTCGTCCAGCTTGCCGCGCAACCATTTGGCATCGTCTACATAGACGGTTTCCAATAGCTCATCACGCCATTCAATACACTGCGCAGTTGGCGTGTTGATCAGATCAAGCTGCATATTCTACGCCTTCCATTTGAGCCACGTTGAAGCACGTTGATTGGTACGCAGAATGCCCAGCGAACAAGCCCGCTAGGTTCTTAAGCACGTCCAGCTTTTCCATGAGTCGTTTCGCCGCCACACTGCTGGCCCACGACTGGGTAAGATACGGCCCCACCACATCCGCCATGCTGCCTTGGTCGATCAGCATGAATTGGTTTAATCGCACTTCCACCGCCGCACTCACCATTTCATGCAGCATTTCCAGTTCGTAAGCGCACAACTCAACATTCAGCTGTGCGCCTAGATCAAACGCATAACCGCCCTTTCTTACTTTGTCAGTACGAAATGAGCGGCGCGCTTCAATCTTTTCTAGGGTAAACAGCGGATTCCAAACGGTTAAGAAGTGGAAGCCCACTTGTAAACCACGGTCGATTTCATGGCAGGTGTACATTTTCATCCAATGTTTTGCGATGGCTTTGCAGATGTTTATTTCAGCAGCCTCAAACGTGAACAGAATGGCCTGTGGCTGCTTTAATTGAGTTGTTGGATTGCTGGACATAACGCGCTCCGTGTGTGGCTTTGTGTTCTGCGATGTAGTGTTCCGTTAGGTATTTGGCGATGGCTAACGGTGGTCGGTGCGCGATGAAGGCCGCAAGTTGGAGGCGGCTTTCATCAAGCGCTGTTTGCTCAGAATGGGATTTGCACATCATCAATCTCCATCGAATCGCCATCCGAGCTGGCCTGCAGTCTTGCTGCCTCCCAAGCTTTATGGCTCTCTACGATCTCCCGACCTTCACTCTTAGAAATGACAAAAGCAGACTGGCAATCAGGGCAACGCTGCATTTCGTCTCGCACATCTGCCCAAACAATCATTTCGCGAAGCGGACCAGACCAGTCGCAACTCATGCACTGCATGGGCTTGCTTAATTCTTTTTGCACCTCTTCAAAGGCCATGATTTCTTGGTCGCGGTTTGGGCTTAGTGACATAGCACACCTCGCTCGCTTTCTAGATGAAGAACACGCGATTGCAGCTCTTTGATTCGCTTTTCATGGCTTCCTAGCTGCCAACTCGTTTTGCGTATTTCGGCATCGTGCTTTGCTAGTTGCTTTGCGAAAGCACCACTTACGATTTCAACAGCGGTTTCCGCAACGCCACGGTACATAGGATCAAGCCCCGACAAATACGCTTCCAACTCTTCTATTTTTTGGACGGCCTCTTTCATGGTTAGCCCTCCGACTGGTGCAAATACAAAACCGGCTTGGTAGCCAATACCGCCCCGCGCAATGTTTCCAGTGACGCAATCGCTTCACTGATCTCGCGCAGTAGTCCTGCTTTTTCGCGTTCGGTTAGGCGCCCATCTGCCAAAGCGGCTTGCACGGCTCCAACAACATCGCCGTTTTCTTTCGCTGCATTTAGTGCGCACTCGATAATTCCAGCAGGCTTATCTTGGTTAGCATGCGCATCGAGCATGCCTTTCATGGCAACCGCTAACGAATGGTTGCCAGTCAGCAGTTGAATAGAAAATGCTTCACGCACGGACATGCGGTGAAAGTCTGCATTTGGGTTAGCCTTATTGATCAGCGTTTGGTGTGACATCCCGAGACGGTCGGCGATCTCTTTTGGTGTCATACCTGAGTTGTGAACAATGTCGTGCGTTGCTTGGTCTAGTTGATCCATGTTTATTGCTCCCCGCTAAAACTTGGTTATGCCGCCACAACGGCGGTATTTTTTTGATATAGCGATTCGTCGTATTTAAGCTGCCCTTTTGGATCCGTCTCTGTTAGTCGCTCCAATTTCAGCGCGTGCTTTTCTGGGATTACATCGCCCCATCCGCACACACACGAACGCGCAATTTTCAGCGCCTTTGCAACTGCAGACTGAGTTCCGAAGTGATCTACAACCTTTTCTTTGTACATTTCTTCAACCTCTCACTGTGTGTTCTGTTTTGTTTTGTGCTGTTCTGTAAATCGAACACTAATTGTTCGAGATTTGGATGTCAACTTATTCCTATAATTAATGTTTCATTAGTCGAACAGGTGAGACCATGACTACAGGCGAACTAATACGCACAATGCGCACAAAGCAGGGCTTGTCCATTCGAGGACTGTGCAGATTATTAGACGGTATATCGCCTTCTACCGTGGCATCTTGGGAGCAAGACAAAACCACGCCGAACGGCAAAAACTTAGACAAGTTAGCCAAGATATTTAAAACCACTACCACGCTTCTACTGACAGGAAAGGACTATACCGCTAACACACCTATCACTAGCAACGTCACTCATGCACCAGCCCAATACAACACAAAGTCACTACCCGTTTTAAGTCACGTTCAAGCGGGAGGATGGACTGAAGCCCTTGATTACACTACGTTAGGTGAAGACATTGAATGGGAAGATGCACCAAGCAGCGCCAGCGATAACGCCTTTTGGTTGCGCGTTGTGGGCGATAGCATGACCTCACCACACGGCACCAGCATTACCGAAGGCACATTAATTTTAGTAGACCCCGAAATACCAGCCGAGAACGGCAAGCTGGTCGTGGCAAAGCTAGAAGGCACCGACGAAGCCACATTCAAAAAGCTGGTAATCGATGCTGGCATGAAGTTTTTAAAACCTCTAAACCCTATATATCCCGCTATACCGATCAATGGTAATTGCGAAATTGTAGGTGTTGTCAAAGAAGCAAAAGTGAAATTCTAACCTTCCCCTTTTCTCTCCCGCTGTTTTAAAAATAGAACAAAAAATTTGACAAAGTGTTTTTTCGCGCCTATTGTTCGATTTACCGAACAACACCAGACACTAACGGACAAATAGGGACGAACACTATGAAACAGCTATTCAAACCAGAAAACGCCTCTCTTATTAAATCAGCGATGAACAATGTTCCATTTATGGATTTTGTTGAAGACGCTGGTGGCGAACGCACCGCAGCAGACGTGGAAGCATTCTTTACGGAGTACACAGGCGAAAACGTTGACGTTTTATTAGAACGCCTACGCCCAGCAACCTCAATTCGTATGTGGCGTTTCTTTGTCGCCTACACATTAGAGCTCAATCCTTACAGCCCACTTTGCACCCATTTCCTAGAGCAACACCTAAATGACAAATGGGATCGCCTTGGCTTAATCGCCCTAGTCGAGAAAAAGAACCAAGAAACCATGCAACAGCTTTGCGCCTAAGCGTGACATGTCACATTTTTTATTTTTGAAGGAATTAACCATGCAAGCAAACGTTATCTCAATCACCAGCAACAACCCAGAGCCAGCACATAAACCACAATTTATTGAACGCTATTTCACATCGGTGGAACTGGCCAAGCGCTTCAACTGCAGTGTTCGCACACTAGACCGTTGGCAAAAACGTGAAGAGAACCCAATGCCCCAGCCGACCTTTCGACCAAGTGGCGTCCATAACCTATGGGCTGATCAGGCTATCTACGAATGGGAAGAGAAAATGGCGGCATGCGCCCAGAAATGAAAAAGGCCGTTGGGCATCCGACCTCCCAACGACCATGACATCAACTAAACCAAGCAAAGGTAAGCATTATGTCTGATTTTGATTATAGCGTTATCCGATCCACAAAGTTAAGCGACTTTCACAAATTACCCGCTGAACTTCGCAACCGTTACCTACAAACCTGCCCACGCTGTGTACGCGTGGCACTAAACAAACTGAACCACTAAGGAATCGCCATGAGCAACCAACCACTAGCCAAAGGCCGCGTTTGTTACGCATCTGAATACTATGCGACAAACGAAATCGACCAGCAGACTAAAAAGCCAAAGATGAAAGCGCGCTACGCAACACTTGGCCGCGCAACCATGTGGCCAGCCGAGCGACAAGGCGAACCGCCACAAATCAGCATCGACCTAGACTCGTTGCCAATCGGTTCAAATGGTTCTCTGAAAATGATGGTGTTTTGGGACCAACCACAACAGCAACAGCACCCACAACAACCGGCACCACCACAACAGCCAGCACCGCAAAGCTACGGCCAACCGCAAAGCTACGGCAGTTTTGGAAACCAACCACAACGCTAAACCACTACACCCCAAAGCGCCTACTGGCGCTTTTTTTGGAGCTTAATATGTATAAAATCGGCTATCTATTCAAACCAACACATACGGACATTCACTATGTCCGCCAACCTAGCCGCGTTGACCTTCGTCGCCGTTATGAAGTCAACTTTACAACCAATGGCCGCTTTGCCAATACGGTAACTGACATCGATACAGCCAAAGAATTAATTGTGAAAATCGTTGACCGGTTCAAGAAAAACGACGGCTACCAGTACACGCCAGTGCTGATCAACACGGAAACCGGACGATACGAGCGATACATAAACAACCATGATCCAATCCTAAAGAGTGGTTGGCTAGGCGACCTCTATGACCTTCAAACACACAAAAGAATAATCTCTTTGGGTGACAGCTGGGAACCCGAACTCATCGATATGACTGACACAGCTAACTGGTAATCACATTATGAACACACTAATCAATCACCTTCACAACATGATCGAAAACACAGACCTTGCAACACACACATGGCTGCTTGGCTTTGCACACCCAACACTTGAAAACCTAAACGCTGGTCAATATGACAAAGGCGATATGATGCAAACATGGATCAATTTTTACAACGAGCACTGTGCTAGCTTTGGCACTCAGGGCTTTATACGCATGAAACCATCTAAGCCACGCGAAGCGACCGATCATGACGCACACGTTTTGCAGTCTGTTTTACTGGTCCCCACTTCTGCATCCGCATCTATCGAAGAATCACTAGAAACAGCGTTTGGTAGCGGCTTTCGCACTATCGTTTTGAACCTTGAATCACATCCAGAAACGGAAGCCTATATGGAAGAACATATCTCTGGCCCACACTGGGAGATCATCAATTCTGTGGACGCGGGTCATAACACTCAACCACAAACACAGGCACATCTTCATACAAGTTTGTGATTGGCACATACAATCCTTTGTACATTCTCACCACCTTGGCAGTGGGGATAGTTTCCAGAAGCGGCTCAAAGATTTCGATCACTTCATCTATCCTCACCCTCCCCCTGTCATTTCTAAACACAAGCTCAATACCATCGCTTGTTGCTTTTATCTCAGCTAACCAAACACACCACGGACCAAACTCACAATCGGTCACTTCTAAATTATCCAGACCTGGTATCGCCTGCTCTTTTAGCTTGATCAGTCTTTGGTAAAATTCTTTAACGTCCATATTCATCCCTCATTATTAACTTACTATCTCTACAATCTTACTCCACCACTTAGCGTAACCTTCCGCTTGCTCTTCTAAATAGTGATGCTTGTCGTATGTTTGCCATTCACCAGGCAATTTATGCCCTAACATAATTTCGGCCACATGCGGTGGCACTAGCTCTGCCATGTGTGTTCGCATGGTTCTGCGCAAGTCATGCATTGCCCAGTGTTCCATTTCATACTTTTTGTGACGGCGCAACCATTGCATTAGGTTGTATGGCAACTGCAGTGGTGCACTTCGACTCATTACAGTGTTATCCCCAGAATTTGTGAATACAAACCGATCAGATGAACTCAGTGCAAAGGCTTCTTTTATCAGTGGTTCGATCTCTGGAATGATTGGCCGTAAGAGCGGCTTTTTGGTTTTCGCACCTAGCTTGTGGTTTTCCGCCGGTACTGTCCAGATTCCCTTTTCAAAGTCAAAGTGGCTTTTCTCCGCGATCCGCATTTCACCGCTACGGCATCCATAGATTAGGCACAACTTCACAAACACTTTGTTTTTCGGTGCCATGCGCGAACCTTCTAGCGCTTGCCACATGTATCTAATTTCTTCGCTTGTGAGCGCTCTGTCGGATACGCCCTTTTCTACTTGTAAATCCTGCTTTGCGTTAATCTCAGATAGCGCATTCCTTTGTATAATCTGGCGACGCACTGCCCATTTCATCATTTGCTTTGTGTTGGTTAGCACTCTAGCAGATATCGACGGCTTACCATCTGCCACTAATTTCTCTAGCAGCTCCATCCATGCGTTAAGCGGTATTTGATCAATGGGCATTTTCCCTAGCTTTGGAAATACGTGAATCTCAAAAGATCGCTTGATCAGCTCATGCCCTTTTTTATTCTTCACGCAATATGACTGGTACCACTGCTCAAAAACCGGCTCCAGTGTAACGGCTCGCTTTATCTCTAACTGCCCTACCTTCTTGACGACTCGCGGATCGTGGCCTTCTTCTAGCTTTGCTCTGAATTCTTGAGCCTTGGTTCTGGCATCTTTAAGACTTGTAAGCGGATAGGTCCCGACATCGACACGCGATTGCTTGCCGTCATAGCGGTATCTTAGTTGGTAGGTGATCTTGCCTTTTGGCGATACGCGAACGCTCAAACCGTCGCGGTCAGATTTGACCTCTAGTTTGTCGCGCGCCTTGTTGTGATTGGCCTTGAGCCATGATTCTGTAAGTGCCAT